CAACAATATAGGCCCACCTATCCTCCCAACTTTCATCAAAATAGTAGTTAGGATTAACGTGGGTCAGGAACTTGTTTAAGATTGTCTTGTGATGTTCAAAAGCTTCTCGTCCATGAAGAGCCCATTCCCTAATGGCTCCATGTGTCACCTGACAAAATAATTGATCTTTTGACATCGCTGATGTTTTTGCATTCCATTGAACAGAGGAATACAATGATTGAGGGTTCAAGGGTGAAAGAACAACGCCGTCTTGAACTCTAAATTTTCTCTGCAAATAAAACTCATCATGAATATCACTGGAAAGACTAAGTTCAGTTCCTTTAGCACTATCAGTATGAGTATGATTGAATATTTCTTTCGACATTTGAGCAATAACTTGCCCATTCCACTCGCCTAAGATCAATTCATTAATTGCCAACAAAGAGTCATCTCCATGTACTCCCAGAGCATTATGATCATCAAATTCTTCATCATATAATCGGTACCACAAAGATCTATGCTTAACCGAATTGCAAAGAGTATTTCCAAAAGATGTGACATAAGCTCCCGATGGCATGCGAACTACCACCAAGACGAAACGTTTCACTATTATAAAAGGACATAGTGAACTTTGCCACACCGAAAAAATACAATAATACTCAAAAGTCAAAAAACCAACCTTAATTGTTCGGGTTACTCGGTACATAAATCCGATAATAAAAGGATGGCTCAAGAATTGAGTATCCCAACCATCTACATCATGGGCTACTACTCTGGTTGAAACTCGACGTAATTTTCGATAGAAACGTTCCCAGTGAGAGCTAAAAACGTTCATACCTAAAGTACAATCTCCTTCCAGGTTATGCTCCACAGCTGAAACCAATGATCCCAAAACCATCCTACTAAAAATCAGATGATCGAGACCAGACGAAAGAAATCCTCGAGTATAACCTTTCTCTACTCTATCCAAAGGACGCGTTTCATCTTTAAGACAATAGATGAAGTAGGCAGGTACAACCTTACCCATCTTTGCG